TATGGGTCGGGCTTATGGGATCAGTCTTCCTGAGCCAGTTGCCAAACGCATGGTGGATGGCTGGCGGCGTGCTAATCCTTGGAGCGTACCTTATTGGGCGGCGCTTGAGGAATCCTATACCCGCGCCATGAGAAACAAGGGGCGTGAATTTAAGGCTGGCCGTATAACATATTTGTTTGACGGCTTGCACCTATGGTATGCCCTACCCTCTGGCCGAATCTTGTGCTACCCCTATGCCAAATTGGAATCAGAGGGCGTCACCTATGCCAAAGCGGCATGGAAGCCCGCGCAAGATGCAAAAGAATGGCCGCGCGCGCGCCTTTGGAAAGGCTTGGCGTGTGAAAATGTGACGCAGGCGGTCGCCAATGATCTACTCAGACATTCCCTCAGACAACTCGATGACGTTGTGCTTCATGTGCATGACGAAATTGTTGTCGAGACAGCCGACCCAGAAGCGGCAGAAAATTTAAAACGTGTGATGTGTACAGCGCCAGCATGGGCAGATGGCTTGCCCTTGGCCGCTGAAGTTGAAACTATGAAAAGGTATGGCAAATGAACTTTCTTGAATTTTTAACGTCCTTGGCTCCAGAGGGTGAGACCGCGCTGATCGTGCGTCAAAAGCCAATCGGCAAAGAACTCCAATTCCATGCAGACGGCGCGATCAAATGCACATGGCCTGCGATGCTTCCCACAACTAAAATCAAGCCCGACTGGGCAATCTACGGCAACACCGCGTCGTTTATTGTTGATCGTTTTAAAGATGGCCACGTTTCAGCGTCTGCCGCTAACTGCGAGTATGTGCTTGTGATGGTGCTTGATGATGTTGGCACTAAAGCCAAAGTGCCCCCCATCGAACCAACTTGGAAGATGGAAACCTCAGAGGGTTCTTTCCAATGGGGCTATGCCTTTTCAGAACAACCCACAAAGGCCGACTTCAGCGCGGCCATTAAAGCCATTGCAGACGCAGGCTACACCGACTCTGGCGCGATCAATGCGGTGCGTAACTTTCGCTTGCCTGGTTCGATCAACTTGAAACCAGACCGCAACAACTTTGCGTCGAAGTTGGTGGAGTTCCATCCAGAGCGTGACTTTACGCTTGAGCAGATCTGCGCAGCGCTCGACGTTGTTCCCGCGCCTGCTGACTCTGTTGGCGTGCGCCCGATCCGATTGACAGACGACGGCGCAGACGATGTGATGGCGTGGTTGTCTGGCCAAGGTCTGCTCTTGTCCAAACCTAATCAAGAGGGTTGGGCGGGCGTGATCTGCCCCAACTCAGCCGAGCATACCGACGGCAACCCAGAAGGCCGCTACATGCCCGCCAATCGTGCATATTGCTGTCTGCATAGTCACTGCCTTGAGATCGACTCTAGCGTGTTCCTCAAGTGGGTGTCAGACAATGATGGCCCGAAACATGCGCCAGGCCTCCGTGAAGAACTCTTGACCATGGCCATGGATCAAGCGCTTGCTAAATTGACGCCCTCCGACATGTTTACAGACGACGCCGCAGCCGTGATCGCTGAAGTTGAGCGCAAAGAACTTGGCCGTGTTGAGAAGTCCCATTGGTTCGAGCGCTTTGCATACATTCAAGACGACGAGTCCTACTTTGACATGCAAGACCGCCGTGAGATTTCACGCCAGACTTTCAACGCCTTGTTCCGCCACATCCCTTGCAAGTCCATCCATGGTAAAAACCCTAAGGTTGAGGCGTCTGTGTCGTTTGACGAGAACCGGCAGACTATGGGCGCAAAGGCGCTTGTGGGAATTACTTACGCAGCAGGCGAGTCGGTTATTGTGGCGCGCGATGGCGACCTTTATGGTAATCGCTGGCGCGATGCGCGGCCTATGTTCGGTTCGGGTGACGTGACACCGTGGCTTGAGCATTGCAAGACGCTAGTGCCTAACGCTGAAGAACTAGAACACATTTTTGACGTGATGGCGTTCAAGGTGCAACACCCTGAAACCAAGATCAACCACGCCGTTCTGCATGGCGGCGACCAAGGATCTGGTAAGGACACCATGTGGGCGCCGTTCATCTGGGCAGTTTGTGGTGAACACCTTAAGAATCGCGGCCTCTTAGACAACGACACCATGAGCAGTCAATTCGGTTACGCCCTTGAGTCCGAGATCCTCATCTTGAACGAGTTGAAAGAACCAGACGCCAAAGAACGCCGCGCCTTGGCCAACAAACTCAAGCCAATCATTGCAGCGCCTCCTGAAATGTTGACAGTTAACCGTAAGGGTCTGCATCCTTACCAGATGGCCAACCGTGTGTTTGTGTTGGCGTTCTCTAATGACCCTGTGCCGATTAGTCTAGACTCGCAGGATCGCAGGTGGTTTTGCGTGTGGTCACATGCGCCGCGTATGGGCGCACAGGCCGCTGAGAAGATGTGGAAGTGGTACAAGGCCGGAGGCTTTGCGGCCATTGGTGGCTGGCTTTCTCGCCGTGATGTGTCCGCATTTAACCCTGGCGCGGCGCCTATGATGACCGAGTTCAAAATGAACCTTGTCGAGCATGGCATGAGCATGGCCGAGTCGTATTTGGTTGAACTGATGCGCGCTCGCATGGGCGAGTTTTCCAAGGGCGTTGTGGCGTCGCCTTTCCATGCGCTGTGTGACCGCCTTGCAGGCGCCGCACCGTCGGGCGTCAAAGTCCCGCAGCCTGCCTTGTTGCATGCGCTCAAAGAGGCCGGATGGGTTGACATGGGGCGTCTGAAGTCGCGGGAGTTCGACTCTAAAAAGCATATTTTCTGCGCGCCAGACATGGTGGACGTGTCCAAGTCTGAATTGCGCCGTCTTGTTGAGGATCTGCCCGCGCCTCAGTCTGTCAGGCTTGTGAAGTAAAAAAAGCCCCTGTGAAGGGGCTTGTGAGGTGTGGCAACGCTACAGATCAAGGAGAATGGCCAGTAGCGCGGCCAGTATAACCGCGATCAATAAAACCATCAATAACTCCTTGTCATGGCCTCCATGGCGCCTCTGTTAAGCAGCCGACGCGCCTGTGCGCCCTCGGCCATGGCCGCCTTATATTCGTATTCTTCGGCCTTTCCCTGCTCATGTCGATAACCAAGGTCGATGTAATAGTGTTCTGTATAGGTGAGGGGTCTAAAAGGCGCCAATGCCTCGGCGATGGTCTGATTCATGGCAATAACTCCCGCAGTTGATCAACGGCGGCGCCCACTTCGTCGGGCAATTCAACCCTGCCGACTTCTAATTCATTAAGCAGCACATAAATGGCGTGTTCCAAGTCGCCAATGCGTGCAAACATAGTGGCCACGCCTGTGAACCCCTCGGCGTGTGCAATGGCCTCCGCCTCATCTGGCGTCAATTTTGTTAAGTCGATCATTTAGCAGTCCCAATCTTCAGAAGTTAATTTAATGTTGCAGAAATCCATGTGCGTGTTGTTCACATGATCGCGCACCAGTTGGCAGATGGTGTCGATTAGTTCGCGTTCGACAAGGTCATTAAAGGTTAGCGTGGCGAATGGTTCGGGCGTGATGCCTTCGGGGGCAAAGGCGTTGCCTCTGTGAAATGTTATTTTCGTGCGGTCATAATGTGTAGTCATGCTTTCCCCTTCGCATAGTGCATGGCGATCTGCCAAAGTTCGTAGGCGTCTGCTACAGACGTGAAGTCGGCCATGTTGTCGCAAAGTTCATCCATTTTGTCCTCGGGCGTTGTTAAAAATTCAATCACATATTCGCGGGGCACGGACGCGACGGCGTGGCCATAGGCGTTGACAAACGCAAGTTTGTCGGGGCTTAGTTCTTGAATCATTTTGTGATCTCCTCTGGTAAGTGTGTGGCGATAATGTTGAGAATGTCAAAGTGATTGCAATCATTGGGTGCGATCATTTCGTAATAGCGCTCGCCTATGCGCGCGCACCATGTATAAAGATTGGCGGTCTGGCACTCAATGACCATAAACGACTCGCTACTGTTGCGCCGCGTCCACTTAGCGGGCGGCAGCACTTCCAACAAATACCAAAACCGATCACGGTCAATCTCTTTGGGCGGTTCGCCATTGTTGCGTTCCATCTCTCTATAACGGTTCATTGTGGCTTCGTAAGTCATGTTCAGCCCCTCCATCCGGTCATGTCGGCATAAGTTTTCCAAGATTCAACGACGTGGGCGCCGTAGCGTGGGCGACGGGCGCAGATGTTGACATATTTCATCTCGGCGCGTTGGCGGGCGGCGCGCTCAATCTGCGCGGCCTCGTCGATGGTGTTGCATTCAATGATCAGTTTGTTGGTGCGGCCTTGGGCGTGCCCCCATCCACTCATAAACTTGTCGGTCATAGTCACATAAAACATGGTTGTGTCTCCTTAAAAATTGACGCCAGTCAGGCGGCGCAAGGCGATGTGGTGCAGTTTGATGTGCATGGGGGTCATGTAAGCAGACGGACTGGCCGCGCTGCGTTTGATCTCATCAACAGTTAACAGGCCAATCAACGCGGCCAAGTATTTTTGCTTTTTCATTTCATAAGTCCTTTTAAAAGTGTTGCAAGATAAGTTTTGGCGGGTTCGACGCAGGGGGATAAAACGTAACGGCCTGAAAAACTGTCACCAGTCCATCTGTCGGCCTCCTCAAACACAAAGTCGTCATACCCCAACGCCTTGCGCACGTTGGCTGCGCTCGTGTCGAATTGCTGCATGATCTGCGACACGAAGACGTGTTTGCCTGTCTCAAGATACGCGTTAAGTACAAACGCGCGCATTTCTGTGGCTTTCATGTTTAACTCCAAAGAATGTCAAAGTAGGCGAGGGCGCCCACGGTTAAAAGAAGGCCAATGGCCACGGCGGTGAGAATGTCGTAAATAGTGTGTTTCATGGTCACATCCCCACATTGGCACAAAAGCCTGTCAAATGCGCCTTGAGGCGCGCCTCAGATGTGCAGAACATAGGCAAGCGCTCAGAGATCAATTTGCGCTCGCGCACCGTCCAGATGAGGTAATCCTCGCGGTCAATGGTGAGGCACACGCCGTATGACGAGGCGCGGGCGTCGCGTGCAATTTTGGTGATTAAGTCAAGTTGGGTCATGCTAAGTACTCCTGATAAATGCCGTTGTAATGTGTGCGCAAATAGCGCGTTGCCTGAACCATGGCCGCGTCGATGTCAGACTTGAGGCGGCGGACATAAGTGCCTTGATCGTACAAACGGATGAAACCATCAACGCCGACAATCACGGCCACGATGCCGTCGCCGTCACAGCAGAATTCGCCGACGGCGTTGCCTGAGCGCGGGTAAAAATCCCATTCGCCAAAGTCTTTGCTTTTTAGTTGGTCTAATGTGTACATGATCAGATCCTTTAATAGTCAAAACCAACGAACACGACAGTCGTACCTTTTAACTGCAAACCATTGCCCCACACGTCGAGCATGTCGCGGCAGTCATACTTTTTGGCTTCGCGGTTGTAGTCGTCGCGCTGATAAACCTTGTTTGAGTCGGCCTTGCGCTTGAAAAATTCGCCCTTTGGCAAGTCTTTAATAAGTGCTGTTTGCATGGTGTTTCCTTTACTTTAGGTTTTATCGTCGCATTCTTGCGCCGATGCACTATTGTAAATGAATTCTTTGCATTTTGCACCAATGTCAATAAATTATTTGCAAATGTTGTTTTGTGGATAGTCGTTGGACGTCAAGTGGACTAGGTTTTGACTATTGATTGTCCACATGGGAATCCAACAACGGCGCGGTCTGCAAAGTGTTGTGGACAATGTGGACAATAAAAAAAAGATAAAAGTTTGAAGTAGAGATATTTATATAACATGGTGTCACGCAAACGTGACGCCTCGTCCGCCGCCAATTTAAAACGGGCGTCCACATTGTCCACATTGTCCACAAATTGTCCAGGCGGAAAGCCCCTCGCTGGCGTGAAAAAGTGATCACTAACTTACTTGTGGATCATGTGGACTACCACCAAACAATTGTCCACATTGTCCACACATTGCGTGGCCGTGCGACTTGTAACTGATTGTCCACATTGTCCACATGACCCACAGGCTGCGTGGCCATGCGGCAAAAATTGCCGAGGGGGAGGGGGTAGGGCCGAGCGCAAAGGGCCAGCAAAAACGTAGCGTTCACGAACAATTTTTTTTCTTACAGAATTTTTATTTTTTGTTGTAAACTCACAACCACTCGCAAACGCGCAGGAGAACACATGTTCCATTCGATTCCATTTACACCGCGCAAGGTTGAAGCGACAGAGTCGCGCTTGAAGGCGGTATATGACGCAGCCAAGCTGGGCCTCAAAGGCGACGCACTGGCGCTTGCCGCAGGCATGCTGCCTATTGAATACAGACAACTCACGCAACTTGACCCCGTGGTGGAACTCGCCGCGCAAAAGGGCAAAGCGGATGGTGAGATCGAGCTGTCCCGCACACTTCACCAAGCCGCCGCAAACGGCGACGCTAAGGCGGCGTTAGAAATCCTCAAACATCAACACGGCTGGGTGGCCAAGCAGGCCATATCTGTCGAAGTCGATCAGCGCATCTCCATCACTGGCGCATTAGCTGAGGCAACAAAGCGTGCCCTCACAGTCGAAGATGCCAACATAATCGAGCCAACAATCCATGCAATCGACCATATACAGCGCTGAAGACGAACAGGAACTGATGGCCAGATTGTGGGCGCCAGCGATCAAGGACAACCCCTTGGCGTTCGTCATGTTCGCGTTTCCTTGGGGTCAGCCTGGCACACCGCTAGAACATTTCAAAGGCCCACGCAAATGGCAGCGCGAGGTCTTAACGCATATTGCTGACCACATCACGCAGAACAAAGGACAGCTAGACTTCAACACCCTACGCCACGCTGTCTCATCTGGCCGTGGTATTGGTAAGTCAGCGTTAGTCAGTTGGATCACGATTTGGATGTTGACCACACGCATTGGCTCGACGACCATCATCTCAGCCAACAGTGAGTCGCAACTTAGGTCAGTCACATGGGCCGAGATTACCAAGTGGCTGGCGATGGCGCTTAACAGTCACTGGTTCGAGGTGTCGGCAACCCGACTGATGCCAGCCAAGTGGCTCACGGAATTAGTCGAGCGTGATCTTAAGAAGGGAACCAGATATTGGGGTGTTGAGGGACGGCTGTGGTCAGCGGAGAATCCCGACGCTTACGCCGGTGTCCACAACTTCGACGGTGTGCTGGTCGTGTTCGACGAGGCGTCTGGTATTGACGACAGCATCTGGGCGGTGACGAGTGGATTCTTTACAGAGAACACGCCTAACCGTTTCTGGATGGCGTTCTCTAACCCACGGCGCAACACTGGGTACTTCTACGAAGCGTTTAATAGCAAACGCGAGTTCTGGACTACAAAAGTAGTTGACGCCAGAACAGTCGAAGGGACGGACAAACAGGTCTACCAGCAAATCATTGACGAATACGGCGCTGATTCTAGTCAGGCGCACGTCGAGGTGTACGGTCAATTCCCCTCGGAAGGCGACGATCAATTCATATCAGCCAGTTTGGTAGACGAGGCGATGAAGCGACCCAAATATCAGGACGCCAGTGCCCCGATTGTGATCGGCGTAGACCCCGCCCGCTTTGGCGCGGATGCAACAGTCATCGCTGTCAGGCAAGGACGCGACATTATTGCTATTCAGCGCCATCGGGGCGACGACACCATGACGGTGGTTGGTCATGTAATCGAGGCGATTGAGGAATACAAGCCAGCTTTGGTCGTGATTGACGAGGGCGGCCTTGGGGCGGGTATTGTTGACCGTTTGAAGGAGCAAAGGTACAAAATCAAAGGTGTCAACTTTGGCAATAAATCATCAAATCCGGTCATGTATGGCAATAAAAGGGCCGAAATGTGGGGCAAAATGAAGGATTGGCTGAAAACTGCTTCAATCCCGCTTGACAGGTTTCTTAAAACTGATTTAATTTCGCCTATGATGA